CGGGCCTCGAGGGTTTCGAGGTCGAGCACCTCGCGGGCGATGCGGTTGATGGCGTTGTCGCGTGCGTTCGGCATGGTGTTCTCCGTGCTGGTGGTCGTCGTTCGCGGCAGCGTTCGCTCGCCCCGCGTGTGACACATGAAGCCCCAAGACCGGCCGACAGGGAAGTCGTTTCGGGCTTGATTTCTCGATGTTTCCGAGATTCTGCGGGAGGTGCGGCGTGACTCCCGAACACGCGCCTAGTTCGGGCGGCAAGCCGGGCCTAAACCCCGCCGCGCTGCGCGTCGAGGACGCCGCGAAGGTGCTGTCCCGCATGGGCGGCAAGCCCGTCACCGCGAACATGCTCGAGGCGGACATCGACGCGGGCGCGCCGACGAACGCGGATGGCAGCATCAACCTCGTGCACTACGCGGCCTGGCTGGTGAAGGAGATGAGCGCCCGTGCCGATTGACCCGCGGCAACTCCGTCCCGGCGAGCTATGCCGGCTGCTGAACTCCACCCCGCTGGGCGAGGTGATCAGCGAGCGGCAGCTGCATCGCCATCGCACCCGCGCGGGGTTCCGCGTCGCGGCGGACGGGGATACCGGCCGGGTGGACCTGTTCCGCTACGTCGGGTGGCTGGCGGCGACGCGGCACGAGGCTCAGCCAGAGCAAGATGACGAAGCCATCGATGGGTACGACGCTGTCCGCGAGCGGGCACGCGAGCGCAACAAGGCCCTGTCACTCTCGGGCCGCAACATCGGCGAGCTCCCGCCCGTCGTTGATCCGGAGCGGAAGCAGCATGCGACGGGTTCGTTTAAGCACTTCTGCGACGCATATTTCCCACAGACGTTTCACCTCCCGTGGTCGGAGGATCACCTCAAGGTCATCGCCAAGCTGGAGACGGCGGTGCTCGAGGGCGGTCTGTTCGCGATGGCGATGCCCCGGGGCAGCGGGAAGACGACGCTCTGCGAGGTCGCGTGCCTCTGGGCGATCCTGATCGGAGCCCGGCAGTTCGTCTGCCTGATCGGGTCCGACGAGGATCACGCCGCGTCGATGCTCGACAGCATCAAGAGCGAGCTTGAGAACAACGATCGGCTGCTCGACGACTTCCCCGAGGTCTGCTTCCCGATCCGCTGCCTGGAAGGCATCCACCAGCGTGCGTCGGGACAGCTCTACATGGGGGAGCCGACGCACATCGGGTGGACGGCGAAGGAGATCGTGCTGCCGACGATCGACGGATCGGCAGCGTCGGGCGCGATCATCGCCGTGGCCGGGATCACCGGACGCATTCGGGGTATGAAACGCAAGCGGGCGGACGGCCAGAGCGTGCGGCCGTCGCTCGTGCTGATCGACGATCCGCAGACCGACGAGTCGGCCCGGAGCCTGTCTCAGTGCGCGGCGCGGGAACGCGTGCTGGCGGGCGCGATCCTCGGCCTTGCAGGTCCGGGACAGAAGATCGCGGGGCTCATGACCGTGACCGTGGTGCGGCCCGACGACCTGGCGGACCGTATCCTCGACCGCGATAAGCACCCGCAGTGGCAGGGCGAACGCACGCGGATGGTCTATGCGTTCCCGACCAACGAGGCGCTGTGGGCGAAGTATGCCGAGGTGCGGGCCGATGGGCTGCGCGCCGAGCGCGGGCTTTCAGCTGCAACCGCGTTCTACAAGCGGCGGCGGAAGGCGATGGACGAGGGAGCCGTTGTCGCGTGGCCCGCGCGGTTCAACCACGACGAACTGAGCGCCGTGCAACACGCGATGAACCTCAAGCTGCAGGACGAGGCGGCGTTCTGGGCGGAGTACCAGAACGAACCTCTGCCTGAGATCGAGGCCGACGACGATCTGATGACCGCCGACCAGATCGCAGCGAAGACGAACGGGATGGCTCGCGGCGTCGTGCCGATCGCGTGCACTCGAGCGACGGCGTTCATCGACGTGCAGGGCAAGCTGCTGTATTGGCTGGTCGCAGGCTGGGAGGACGACTTCACGGGTTACGTGCTCGACTACGGAGCGTGGCCCGACCAGAAGCAGGCATACTTCACACTCCGGGATGCCCGGCGCACGCTCATGACCGCGACGCCTCGGGCGGGTCAGGAGGGCGCGATCTACGCCGGGCTCGAAGCACTGACCGGCGAACTGCTCGGGAGGGCGTGGCGGCGCGACGACGGGACCGACCTCCGCATCGAGCGGTGCCTGATCGACGCGAACTGGGGCGCATCGACGGACGTCGTGTATCAGTTCTGCCGCCAGAGCAGCTTTGGCGGGATCGTGATGCCGAGCCACGGCAGGTACGTCGGGGCGAGCAGCCTGCCGTTCAGCGACTACAAGCGGAAGCGCGGCGAGCGGGTCGGGCTCAACTGGCGGGTGCCTGTGGTGACGGGCAAGCGTGCGATCCGGCACGCGCTCTACGACACGAACTACTGGAAGAGCTTCGTGCACGCGCGGCTCGCGGTGCCGATGGGCGACCCGGGGTGTCTGTCGCTCTTCGGGCGTGACGCGAAGCTGCACCGGTTGCTGGCCGACCACCTGACCAGCGAGTACCGCGTCAAGACCGAGGGACGGGGCCGGACGGTCGACGAGTGGAAGCTGCGGGCGGCGGGCATCGACAACCACTGGCTCGACTGTCTGGTCGGTTCCGCAGTGGCGGTGTCGATGCAAGGCGCGGTGCTGTTCGGGACCGATCGCAAGGTGGCGGCGAAGCCCCCGGTCCGTTTGTCGCAACTCAGGAGGGCCAAGGCATGAGCCGCACGACGCCAACACCACCAACGGGTGTTGATGATCATGGCCTGCGTTGCCCGGCGTGCGGGTGTGGGCACTGGCGCGTGATCTACACGCGGCGGCGCTCGGGCGGCCGGCTCGTGCGTAAGCGTGAGTGCCGGAACTGCGGGAAAGTGGTCATCACGACGGAGCGACTGAACGGAAAATGAGCCGTGAGTTCTACATGCGTAACGAAGTGCGCGGGTATGGAAGAACACACGCGCACCGGGCCGATTGATGGCGTAGAAGATCAGTAGACATCCAGGCCGGGACTCCCGGAGGCGAACGGTGAACGGCTGATCCCCGATTCATCGCAGAGCCAGAACGTGACACGCCGTGCGGGGCTGCACCCCTGTGCGGCGTTGTGCGTTTTGGACTTCGCCTTCGGGAACCCCGGCCTGGTGCAAGGACGCACCGCGATGCCCGACCGAACGGACAGCACGACCCTCGACGACGCGATCCGCGAGAACGCCGCGGGCCCGAAACGCGCCCAGGGCGACGCGGGCAGCGTCGAGCAGCACGGGCTGAAGGACCAGATCGAGGCCGACCGGTACCTCGCGAGCAAGCGGGCGGCGGCGAAGCCCGCTCGGGCGATCCGTCTCACGCGGCTGGTGCCGCCCGGCGCGGCCGGGGAGGTGGGCGGCTGATGCTCGGGCTCCGTCGATCCAAACCGGCCTCCGGCCCCAAGCCGTTCCAGCGGCGTTCGGGCATGCTTCGTCGCATGCTGCGGGCGGGGTTCGATTCTGCGACCACGACCGACGGCAACCGCCGGCACTGGGCCCACGCGGACGGCCTGAGTGCCGACTCCGCGGCCTCGCCCGAGGTGCGGCGGGTGCTCCGCAACCGGGCCCGGTATGAGACGGCGAACAACGCGTATGCCAAGGGCATCGTGCTCACGCTGGCGAACGACGTCGTCGGCACGGGGCCGCGGCTCCAACTGCTGACCGACGACGACGCGGCGAACGAGCGCATCGAGCGGGCGTTCGCTGACTGGGCGAAGACGACCGGCCTACCGGAGAAGCTGCGGACCATGCGGGCGTCGCGGGCGACCGACGGCGAGGTCTTCGCGGTACTCGTCAGCAACCCGCGTCTTCCTGGTCCGGTGAAGCTCGACCTGAAGCTCATCGAGGCGGACCAGGTGACGACGCCCGACCTGTCGATCATCGACGAGGGCGAGGTCGACGGCATCGCGTTCGACGCGTTCGGCAACCCGACGGAGTACCACATCCTCAAGGGGCACCCCGGCGACGCACGGTCGGGCTACCTCGGCGTCGAGTACGACCGCGTGCCGGCCGAGGCGGTGATCCACTACTACCGCGTCGATCGCCCGGGCCAGAGCCGGGGCATTCCGGACATCACGCCGGCGCTCCCGCTGTTCGCGCAGCTTCGGCGGTACACGCTGGCGGTGATCGCGGCGGCGGAGACCGCGGCCGACTTCGCGGGGATCCTCTACACCGACGCGCCGGCACACGGTGAGGCCGAATCGGTCGAGCCCATGGACGCGATCGAGCTCGAGGCCCGTTCGCTGCTGACCATGCCCGGCGGCTGGAAGATGGCGCAGGTCCACGCCGAGCAGCCGGCGACGACCTACGCGGAGTTCAAGCGCGAGATCCTCAGCGAGATCGCCCGCTGTCTGAACATGCCGGTGAGCGTGGCGTCGGGCGACTCGTCGCGTCACAACTACGCCTCGGGCCGGCTCGACCACCAGGTCTACTTCAAGAACATCCGTGTCGAGCAGGACCACCTCGCGTGCGTCGCGCTCGACCGCATCCTGTCAGCCTGGCTCCGCGAGGCGGTGCTCGTGAGCGACCTGCTGCCGCTGCGGCAGCGCACGGTCATCGCGCGCGGCGAGGCCGTCCCGCACCAGTGGTTCTGGGACGGGACCGAGCACGTCGACCCGGCCAAGGAAGCCAACGCCCAGGCGACGCGGCTGTCGTCGAACACGACCACGCTCGCCAGCGAGTACGCCCGTCAGGGGCGCGACCGGGAGACCGAACTCCGCCAGCGGGCCAAGGAGGTCGCGTTGATGCAGGAACTCGGGCTCGCGCCCGATCAGACCCGACCGCTTGCGCCCGCGGGCGACCCACGCGAGGAGGACGACGATGCCCGGTGAGCACGAACTGAAACTCTGCGCGCCCGTTGAGGGGTGGCTTGAGGCAACGGAGGGCGGCAACGAGCCGACCTCGCTTCGACGGTTCTCCATGACCGCGTACACCGGCGGTGCCATGCGGCTCGCGGGCTGGGACCACCCCGTGGTCGTGGATCTCGAGGGGCTCGAGGTCGCCGGTGGCGGTCTCAAGGGCCGGCCGATCCTGAAAGACCACAACCGGGCGCTGATCGTCGGGCACACCGACGCGGTGCGCGTCGAGGGATCCCAGCTGCTCGTCTCCGGCGTGATCTCAGGGGCGGGTGCGGTCGCTCGGGAGGTCGTCGAGAGCAGCCGGAACGGGTTCCCGTGGCAGGCGTCGCTCGGCGCGATCGCAGGACAGATGGAGTTCGTGCCGCGGGGGAAGAGCGTGACGGTCAACGGCCGGTCGTTTGACGGCCCGGTGCAGATCGCACGCCGCAGCGTGCTCAACGAGGTGAGCTTCGTCGCGCTCGGGGCGGACGACAACACCAGCGCGGCCGTCGCGGCGCACGCAGCAGGCACCGACACACAGAACGACGCAGCCGTCAAGGAGGACGCCATGACGTTCGAGCAGTGGATCGAGGCGAAAGGGTTCGACCCAGCCTCCCTGAGTGACACGCAGAAGACCAACCTTCAGGCTCTCTTCGAGGCCGACACCCAGCGGGTCGAGGCTTCTCTCTCTCCGGCCGAGGGTGCGGGCGATGGCACGGACGCCGTCGCCCGCATCCGGGCTGAGTCAGCGGCCGAGACGCGGCGCATCGCCGAGGTCCGTCGGATCTGCGCCGGGCGGCACCCCGACCTGGAAGCCAGCGGCATCGCCGAGGGGTGGGACGCCACGCGAACGGAGCTGGAGGTGCTCCGCGCGGAGCGCCCGACGCTCGCGTCGGGTGGCATGCGACGCGACACCGATCATGCGCAGTCGGGCCGAGCCATTGAGGCAGCTCTGTGCATGTCGGCCGGCCTTCCCGAGGATCAGGTCGGCGGGTGGTACGACGCGAAGACCATGAACGCCGCGGTGGCGGCCGACCTCCGCGGGGCGGGTCTGCACACGCTGCTCTACGAGACGATCCGAGCCGCGGGCGACCATGTGCGTCCTGGGCGCGTGGACAACGAGACGATCCGCGCGGCGTTCGGTGCCGACCGGCGGGTCATCCAGGCGGCCGCGGGGTTCAGCACTATCTCCCTCTCGGGCATCCTCTCCAACGTAGCCAACAAGACGATGCTCGCGGCGTACACCGCCGTCGAGAGCGTGATCGCCAGCTTCAGCGCCGAGACGGACGTCAACGACTTCAAGGAGATCACCCGCTACCGCCTGACCGGCAACGGGGTCTTCGAGAAGGTCGGTCCCGACGGCGAGCTCAAGCACGCCGGGCTGAGCGAGCAGGCGTACACGAACAAGGTCGAGACGTACGGCCGCATGATCGCACTCACTCGGCAGATGATGATCAACGACGACCTCGGGGCGTTCCTCCAGATCCCGCGGATCATCGGGCGGATGTCGGCGCTCAAGCGCGAAGAGGCGGTGTTCGAGCTGCTGCTCGCCAACCCCGGCTCGTTCTTCAGTGCCGGCAACAAGAACTTCATCTCGGGCGCGGACACGGCCCTCTCAATCGACTCGCTCACCAAGGCCGAGCAGCAGTTCCTCGACCAGACCGACAGCGAGGGCAAGCCGATCCTGCTGACGCCGTCGGTGCTGCTGGTGCCCTCGTCGCTCAAGGTCACGGCCCAGCAGCTGATGACCGAGACGCGGGTCAACGAGACGACGGACGCGAACAAGCCCAAGCCGGCGAATAACCCGCACGCCGGGAAGTGGCGTCCGGTCGCGAGCCCGTACCTCAACGCTCAAGCCCTCGCGGGCGGCAGCGCGAAGGCCTGGTACCTCTTCGCCAACCCGGCCGACGTGGCGGCGATCGAGATCGCGTACCTGCGCGGCAAGCGGACGCCGACCATCGAGTCGGGCGAGAGCGATTTCAACACCCTCGGCATGCAGTGGCGCGGGTACTTCGACTTCGGAGTCGCGATGCAAGATGCCCGAGCGGCGGTGAAGAGCAAGGGTGAGGCATGAGCCAACTCGGCGGCGGCAAAGCCCCGGGCGGATTCGACGACCAGTTCCAGAACACGGGGCTCGACACGCTGGGGACGGAGACCACGGATGGCACGGACACCACAGACACGGATGGCCACGAAGGAGACATCATGACAACGTTCGTACACGAGGGCGCAGCGATCGACTACACGCCGGGGGCGGACACGCCCGCGGGAACGGTCGTTGTGCAGGGCGATCTGGTCGGGGTCACGCGGGTGGACCTGAAGGCGGGCCAGCTTGGCTCGCTCGCGGTCAGCGGCGTCTTCGACTTCCCCAAGGGAACGGCCGCCGGGACGGGTTCCACCGTTGGCACGCTCGCGTACTGGGACAACGGCAACGGCGTCGCCGTGAAGACCGCGAGCGGCAACAAGCTGATCGGCAAGGTGGTGCGGGCGTCGACCGACGCGGACACCACCGTCCGCGTTCGGCTCTCGCAGTAACCGGAGGTGATGACGATGGCGGACCTGCTCGAAAAAGGCTCGGCGTTTCTGGATCGCCAGCGGCACGCGCACATGACGCGGCCGGTGGTGTACCAGCGCGGTGGCGCGTCGGTCGAAGTATCGGCGACCGTCGGGCGGACCGAGTTCGAGCAGGCCGACGACGCGGGACTGAGCCACCGCGTCGAGTCTCGGGACTTCATCGTGCGGTCGGCGGATCTGGATCTCGGCGATGGCGTGACGCTGCCCAAGGCCGGCGATCGCATCCGCGAAACCAGCGGCACGAGTGTGTTCGTCTACGAGGTCAACGCGCCGGGCGGGCAGACGCCCTGGCGATACAGCGACCCGTACCGCACATCCCTCCGCATCCACACCAAGCACATCGCTACGGAGGCCGCGTGAGCACCATGCCGACAGCCAACGCACAGAACGGGACGCGGCCAGCATCGGCCGTGCGCTGGGCGGGCGTCGTCGTGACGGTCGTGCTCGCTGCGGGCGCGATGACGATCCAGTGGGGCGTCGTGACGACACGGCTCCAGCACATGGAGAAGCGGCTCGACGAGTTCATTGTGGAGGCCCGATCGCTCCGCACCGAGTACCACGCGGTCGAGCGTCGGCTGTCGTACGTCGAGGGCCGACTCAACGGCCCGATCTCCGGAAGGGAGGGACCATGAGCACGATTGCTGATCTGGCCGATGCGGTGGCATCGCACATCAACGCGGGCTCATACGACCAGTCCATCACGGCGGAGCGGATGTACCAACCCGCGTTCACACTTGAGGATCTCGCCGAGACACGGGTCTCCGTCGTGCCGCGCACCACGACCATCACACCAACGGCGCGCAGTTCCAGCGTGTTCGAGCACGTCATCGACGTGGGCGTGCAGGGCAAGCTCCCCGCGGAGGGCGAGCGGGCGTTCATGGACGGGCTGCTCGTGCTCGTCGAGGCGATCGGGGACAGGCTGCGCTACGCGAGGCTGCCGGACTTCCCAGAAGCGGCGTGGGCGGGCATCGAGCACGAGCCGGTCGTGGCGAGCGAGAGCCTCGAGCAGCACCGCGTATTCACAAGCGTTCTCAGCGTGACCTACAAAGTGAGGAGATAACCGATGGCGATCCGACTCGGCATGGAGGCCGTGCTCAACTACAAGACCGGCGGCCAGGACGGCGGCGGGTCGTGGGTCGAGCTGGCGAACGTCCGCGACGTGACCCTCTCGCTCGAAGCGGGCGAGGCGGACGTGACCACGCGGGCCAACAGCGGCTGGCGGGCCGTGGTGGCGACGCTCAAGGAAGCGAGCGTCGAGTTCGAGATGGTGTGGGATACGGCCGACGCCGGCTTCGGCGCGGTGAAGGACGCCTACCTCAACAACGCGCCGATCGGCATGCAGATCCTGGATGGATCGAGCTCCGGCGCTGGGGAAGGTCTTCAGGCCGACTTCATGATCACGAGCTTCAGCCGGTCCGAGTCGCTTGAGGAAGCGATCACGGTGTCGGTGACGGCCAAGGTCACGTACTCGGACACGCCGCCCAGTTGGATCGGGGGCTGACGCATGAAGACCTTCACCGACAACGCCGGCCGGGACTGGGTGATCGAGATCAACGTCGCGTCGCTCAAGCGGGTCAAGGGGCTCACCGGCACCGACCTGATCGCCCTCGCGGTATCGATGGACACCAGCGTCGCCGAGCGGCTCGCGTCCGATCCGATCCTGCTGTGCGACGTGCTCTACGCGGTATGCAAGCCGCAGGCCGACGAGCGCGGCGTCAGCGACGAGGAGTTCGGCCGGTCGATGGCCGGCGACGCGATCGAGTCGGCCACGGTCGCGCTCCTGGAGGACATCGTGGGTTTCTGCCCGAGCCCGAGGGACCGGGCCGCCCTCGGGCGCGTGCTGACCGCGATGCGGGACGCCCGCGACAAGGCCCGCGACCTGGTGGACAAGAACCTCGATCGGATGATCGAGGGTGGCGAGATCGATCGGATTGTGACCGATGCGATGACAGAAGCAGAGACGCAGTTGGAGCGGACGACGTCTGGCGGCTCATCGACCAGTGTGCCGGCGTCGCCGGGATCGATCCGCGCCCCCTGACGCTCCGCGAGTTGCTGGCGATGGCCGAGGCCCGCCAGCGGCACGACTGGTCGATCGCGAGCAGCGTGATGGCGATGCTTGCGAGCGTCCACCGCGACCCGAAGAAGCGGCGGGCGTTCAAGCCCAGCGACTTCGACCCGTTCGCCAGGAAGGCGGATGCGGGTCAGCCGATCCCCGCCGACGTGCGGGTGCTCAAGGACGTGTTCATCAGGAAGACAGCAGAGAAAGACGCCGAGCAGGGAGGCTCGCATGAAGGTTGATCCCAAACACCTCGTCTTCGGCTTCGGGCTCGTGATGGTGACGCTGGGTCTCGCCGCGTGCGCGGGCTTCGACCTCGGCGATGTCGTCAAGGTCAAGACGCCCAACGAGATCCAGCAGACCCGCGGCCTGCCGAGCACGACCTCGCTCAACGAGGCCGAGACCGAGTACCGCGCGTGGTTCGACGACGTGCAGCGGACCGGCGCGCAATGGAAGGCCTCGATCGACCGCGGCGGGGAGATCCGCGGGCTGCTCGGCCAGCTCACGCTCACGGCCCTCGACGACATCGGGCCGTCGCTCGCCGGCGTGCCCATCGCTGGGCCGGCGCTGCCAGCGCTGACCGGGCTCGCGGGTCTGTTCATCGGGGCCGGCCGGCTCCGCAAGGAGAAGGAGGCGTCGTTCAACAAGGGACTGGAGAAGGGCGGGACGGCCAAGCTGCCAACGCCGTCGATCCCTTCGCCAACCGAAATCCGAGGTTCCAACGCGTGATCGACATGCGGGTGAAGAACCTGTTCTTCGATCGGCCCGCCGTGCAGCGAGCGATCGACCCGGCCCGGCGGCGAGCGCTCTCGAAGGGCGGGGCGTTCGTGCGCCAGCGGGCGAAGACCAGCATGCGGAAGCGTCGCGGCACGTCGCGTCCCGGGCAGCCGCCGTTCGCGCACGAGGGCAGCCTGCGCCGGATGGTGCTGTTCGGCTACGACCCGCGGACCGAATCGGTCGTCGTCGGGCCGGTGGGGTTCCGGAGAGGGGACGCGCCCAGCGTGCTCGAGTTCGGCGGGCGGACCACGGTGGTGCGTCGGCGAGGCGGCAAGCGCACGACGCGAGCGGTGCGCATCGCAGCCCGACCGTACATGCGCCCCGCGCTCGAGAAAGAAGCCCCGAACCTCCCGAAGGTCTGGCGCAACAGCGTGAGGGGAGGCTGACATGGCGAACACCCGCGGCATCCGGGCCGGGCGTGCGTTCGTCGAACTGGGCGCCAACGACCGCCTCACGCGCGGGCTCCGCCGCGCCCAGCGGCAGCTCCGCGCGTTCGGACAGAGCGTGCGGGGGATCGGTGCCCGGCTCGCCGCGGTGAGCGGTGCCGTGGCGGCGGGGTTCGGGCTCTCTACGCGCGTGTTCGCCGGGTTTGACGACCGCATGCGTGTGGTCCGCGCGGTCACCGGGGCGACCCAGGAACAGTTCGAAGCCCTCACGGACGAAGCCAAGCGGCTCGGTCGCACGACCTCGTTCACCGCGGGCCAGGTCGCCGAGGCGATGACCGAGCTGGGGCGGGCCGGCTTCGACCCGACCGCGATCCTCCAGAGTACCGAAGCCGTGCTCGCGCTCGCCCGGGCCACGAGCACCGACCTGCCACGGGCGACAGAGATCGCCGGTGCGGCGCTCCGAGGCTTCAACCTGCCGGCGAGCGAGATGGGCCGCGTCTCCGACGTGCTCACCGCGACGGCCAACAAGAGCGCCCAGACGCTCGAGGATCTGTTCGAGGCGTTCAAGCCGGTCGCGCCGATCGCGGCCGAGGCCGGCGAGAGCATGGAGGACGTCGCCGCGGCGATCGGCATCCTCGCGAACAACGGCATCAAGGGCAGCCTCGCCGGCAACTCGCTCGCCCGCGCCTACAAGAACCTCTCCTCGTCGGCGGCACAGGATGAGCTTCGGCGCTTCGGCGTCGAGGCGATCGACGCCTCGGGCAACTTGCGTCCGCTCGCCGACATCATCAACGACCTGGCCAAGGCGACACAGGGACTCGGCACCGCCGAGCGGTTGTCGATCTTCGAGACGCTGTTCGGCCGCGGGCAGGCCGCGGCGCTGAAACTCGCGTCGTCGGGCACGGCGTTCGACACCTTGCGCGATGAGATCCGCGACGCCGCCGGGATCGCGGTCGAGACGGCCGAGCAGATGGATGCGGGCATCGGCGGCGCGTTCCGCAAGCTGCTGTCGGCGGTCGAGGGCATCGCCATCGCGATCGGTGAGGCGATCGAGGGGCCGGTTCGTAATGTCGCCGACGTGCTCGCCCGCGTTGCTGGATACATCACACAGGTCGTCAACCAGAACCGCGAGCTGGTCGCGACCATCGCGAAGGTCACCGCGATCGTGCTCGGCGTCGGCGTCGCCCTCATCATCGCCGGCACCGCCATCATCGGGATCGGAGCCTTGCTCGGCTCGCTCGCGGCCATCGCGTCGGCGGCCGGGACCGCGATCGGCGTGATCGGCACGGTCCTCGGGGCGCTCGTCTCGCCTATCGGGCTGGTGATCGGCGGTGTGGCGGCCCTCGGCGTCGCCATCCTCTATTACACCGGTGCCGGCGGGGAAGCGATCGCGTGGCTGAGCGAACGGTTCGGCGAGCTGCGAGCGTTCGTGGGCAAGGTGGCCGGGGGCATCGCCGATGCCCTCGCCGCGGGCGACATCCAGCTCGCGGCTCAGATCCTCTGGCTCGGGCTCCAGCTCGCGTGGAAACGCGGTGTCGCGGCACTCAACGAGGTCTGGCTGGGCGCGCGCAACTTCTTCATCACCACGGCCCAGAAGATGTGGTACGGCGCGCTCGCGGTCGCCCAGACCGTGTTCCACGCGCTCGAGGTCGCGTGGATCGAGACGACATTGTTCCTGTCGAAGACGTGGACACGGTTCACGAGCGGGTTCCAGAAGGTCTGGCAGTCGGCGTCGTCGTTCGTCGCCAAGCGGATGCTCGAGATCCAGGGGCTGTTCGATAGCGGGCTGGACGTGGAAGCCGCCAAGCGTGCGGTGGATGAGCAACTCGATGCGAAGCTCGCGGAGATCGATGCCAACACCCAGCGCGATCTAGCCGGCCGAGAGTCACGCCGCCAGCGCGAGCGCGACGACGCTTCCGAGTTGAACGAGGCCACGCTGGCGGAGATCGGCCGGCGGTTCGAGGAAGCCCAGGACGCGCTGCGTTCGGGCACCGACGCGGACATCGCCGAGATGCAGCGGAAGCTGGACGAGGCCCGGGCGAAACTGGACGAAGCGATCGCCGAGGCCCGGCGTCGGCGTGAGAAGCAGGACGAGTCGGGTGATGAGCCACCCGGCAACGTCCCGCGCGACCTGATCGGCCGGCTCCAGGAAGGCCTCGCCGGGCTCGGGGCCGCGATCGAGCGCGGCGTGGCCGTCCGGGGCACATTCAACGCGCTGGCGGTGCAAAGCCTCGCCGCGGGCGACGACACCGCCGAGCGCACCGCCAAGGCCACCGAGCAGACCGCCAAGAACACCCGCCGTCTGGCCGACTCCGCGCAGTCGGGCGGGCTGAGGTTTGGGTGATGACTGGATCCTTGGAGTTAGCGACGACGACGCAGGCCGACAACGCTCGTGAGCAAAAGCACCCCGGCGGTCGACGGGCTCGGCACAACGGTCACCGTCACACGCGAGAAGTCGAGAGCGATGTTGTCACCGTTCTCGAACAGCTGCAGATCGATGATGCCATCTGCTGCAAACTGCGCGTCGAGACCCGTGAAGGTAAACGACCGGAAAGTAGGGGTGGTTGCTGAATCTATACCGGATTGGTTGAACACCTGTTCAACGCCGTCAAGCGAAATGGTGGCCAAATCATCCGGGTCCACGCCCTCAACGTCAGAAAAGACCTCCAACACCTCAACTGTCACAGAGAGAAGTGCGGGGTTTCCCAAAGCTGCGAGGTCCGCTGAAAAATCGTGCTGCCAGATTCGCTCCGTTGTGCCACTGTCATTGAGCGCGAAATCAAAGATCCCGATATCGTCGGGACCTGCATTGTTAAATAAAACGTTCGGAATGGTGCCGCCCGGGCCAAACCCAAAGTTGTCTTCATCGCCAACAAGAGACGTGAAGCTGATCTGTGCGGATGCAGTTCCGACGAGCAATAGGGCAGAGCCCAATGCAATGAAAGTACGCATTTACATCTCTCCTTTTAGGCCAATCAGATTAGGCCAATCAGAGATTACCCCCCCCCCCCGCAAAAGCAAGCACCCAGCCAAACCACCGTGCCGCTTAGCGCTTTCGTAAAGGTTGCCCAAATTGCCCGTGACCGTCGCCGAGAAACTCGAGAGCCGCCGATCGACAACGGGCGACAACCCGTCGGCGGAGCTCGTCTACACGGTTCGCGGCACCGACAGCGACATGACCGCGCGGGCGCAGACCGAAGCGGGCAGCCCCGCGAACTACGACGGCATGCCGCGTCAGTCGGTCACGGTCGAGCCCATCGGATACGAGCTGTGGGACGCGACGGTGCGGTACGCACCGGACTCGCAGCAGCAGTCGACGCCGCCGCAGACGGGCGAGAGCACGTTCGCCTTCGACACCGGCGGCGGCACGCAGCACATCAC